ACGGGAGCCTCGACCCGAGGCTCTTCGTGAGATTAATTACCCATCCCGACCAGCGATTATGGATTGTACTAGCCGCTGCGACGATCGCCCAGTAACAAAAGCGACGATCGCACCAGCGTATAACAAAGGTGCATACCAAGTTATTCCCGAGTCGGATATCGAACATATAGGGAGATGATATGTATTTGATAGCTAACGCCGACGATTCGCCAATGCGTTTATGGAGACGAGTAGAACGCTTACGCGATTTTAAGGCGAAAGACGGACAAAAATACTTGGTGCGTAAAACACTCGCCCCGATCGATTTCTCGACAATTATACCGATTTATATCGGTAACGGTGATCGATTAAAGCGAAGTAATGAATCTAGAACAGGATGGATCGAATATGAGAAATAAACATAACGAAACGCCACTCGACGTAGCGCGAGATAAAGTGCTTACGAATATGGCTTGGGATATTAAAGCAGACTACGCTGATTTAGATGAGACTACGAGTGCGTTTGATAAAAAAGTGCTACGACAGCAGATTAAAGAATACGCCCGACTCGTTGACCGCTACCACCACGATAGCGACGGTACGATTGAAGCCCTAGTCGTTTAGTGCTTTACTTTCGGGGTACTCCTAAGTACCTTATATATACGCGCGGTATACGCCGCGCCGGATTACTAAACGATAGAAAGGAGAAAGTATGAGCTACTCATTCGATAAACTTAAAAACTTTACCGTCGAGCACTTGATGAACGAAGGACGTATCGAGGGGTGTAGATTTAGCCCGAGGTTGATCGCGATATTAGCGAAAGCTGATAGGAACGAGGCGCTAGAAATTAATCAAGAACTAGCACATTTTGACGACGACGGTGATTATGATATGCCAGCGGATAGCGACTTTATCCCAGTAACGCAATGGTCTGAGTCGGAGGACAGTAACGAACCAGGAGAGTGGTCGATCTTTATGTTTAAAGACCCGCTAACAAAAAGTACCCGAATGGTTGCATGGATATGCGACAGCCATTGCTGGCCGTATACCGTAGCGATTATTTGATTAACCCGCGCCCCGAAAGGGGCGTTTTACTTTAGGAAGGAAAACATTATGACGAACGTATTAGCGATACGAGCTGATAAGAGTGCGGGCAATGTAGATTACACCCGAGATTACAACGCAGTTAAGCAAAGTACCGGCCCATGGAAAGTTAACCCCAAACGGCTGATTACCGATAAGTGTTGGGTGGTACTTTACCGTGACGATTACCCCGACGTAATAGCTACGATCGAAATGCCTAGATTCGAGCTAGGTTTGGGACTTAGAGGAGGAGACGGATATTTTTTAGATTTTAAGCTAGCGACTACCGTACCTAACGATTTGCGATTCGACTGTATGCCATGGGGTAAGCGACGCAACTCATTGTATTACACGACGTTAGACGCGATCTTCCCCGAGGATATGGAGGAAGATTATTTAGAAATGCTTAAAGTCGAGGACTGGTCGAATTACGAAATTTTCGGATACCACATAGCTGTTTAGACCTACCGAAAGGGCGGGATTCTCCCCGCCCTCGCCTTACTGCTTTACTTTCCCGTTAGTCGGCCCTACCCTATAGCTACGGGCTTTTACGCCCGTAGATTTTTATAACATAGAAAGGAAGAAAGTATGGATACGAAAGTAGATTTGTTAGGGTATTTCTTAGACGACAGTAACTGGGAACCAGTAAGTTACGACGAGTCTACCGAAATACAACATTTCAAGAAAGACGCTTATTCGATTAACTCGTACGAGTTACCCGATTACGAAGAGTTCTACGAAACATTGGCTAACGACTCACGGGTCGCAGACCTTTGCCAGACTAGACCTAGCCCGAAACTTGTTAACCAGATTTGGTTATTTACGGTAGGCGAGATGGCTTACCAAATAGATATATGGGCATACAATGACGTAACGCCTTACCAGATACGTCGGTGGAGTATAGCCGACTACGGTTGCTAAGATTAACCGCGCCCCGTAAGGGGCGCATTACTTTACGATAGAAAGGAGAAAGATATGGGATTATTTATATCACAACAGGAAGCAGCGATTTTTGAGTTTAAGTGGTCGAGGATGTATGAACATTTACACGAACATTTTTACCCCGAGAGGATAGATAAGTCGCAAACATTTGCGGAGTGGTTAAACGAAAATGTAAAGATCGAATACTTTAGCCCAGCAATGGTGGTTAGGACAGGTGATTACGCCGGAGACCCACAGAAGGTGAGATATTGGGCTTTAATGGCCGACGGCGATAATTGTGAGATTGACGAGCCTGATTGGTTAGACCCATTGCATTATTTAACCCGTGACGATTGGGAACAACGCCAGCGAGAGTTAGCTCGCGACTAAGTTACCACGGATCGTGATTAGCCCGCCTCGAGCGGGCTTTTTTGTGCCTATTAAAACGATCGGAGATATCACTGATATTGTCTATTTAGAAAAAAAACTTTTTTTAAAAAAATTAACAAAAACGACTAATAGAGTAATAGAAGTAATAGATTAGTGAAAGAATGCAATAGATACGAGGGACAGGGGCCGTGATGGGTGAGAACGAAAACTAATAGAAACTATGAGTTCTATTAGTTTGAGAACAGAGAATAGATATGAGAGGCCGCGAGCGAAAGTTTTACTTTTTATAAATTATATTATTTTCTAGAATAAAGAAGACACTCGGACAACCCTCGGAAACATTGATGAAAGACTTACAGTACACCGCGATGCTGCCTGCTGATGACGGAAACGGTTATATCGACCCCGATGGTAAGAGATGGCAACCGCTAAATCCGAAGCAAAAGAAGTTCGCACGAGAGTATCTCAAAGGACAAAATGCAACGGAAGCAGCGGTAAAAGCTGGATATACGAAGAACAGAGCCGCAGCTAAACGACAAGGCAGCGTCTTACTCAACCACAACCCACTTCTCAGAAACTATCTAATCGACCAGGAAATCAAAGAGGCAGAGAGGGATAGAGTTTCTATGGAGGGACACCTCACCGCGCTCCACGACCTGAGGGAAGAGGCACGGGAGTCGGGCCAGATTAACGCAGCGATTACGGCAGAGATCCACCGAGGCAAGGTCGGAGGGCTTTATATCGATCGACGCGAGGTATTGACCGCGAAGATCGACTCGCTTTCAAAGGATCAGCTGATCGATCGACTCGGACAACTGATTATGAAACGATCGCCCCAAACGATCGAGGGACAGATTACGAACCGCATCGGATCGATCGACGGATCGACTGATCGATCGATCGATCGATCGACTGTATTAGTTGAGCGAGGGAGCGATTGACCCACCCACCCACCACGATTCATTGACGGATTGACCGACGCCGACGGACGGACGGACGGACGGCGCGACAGATGCAAACGGTTAGGATTAGTCGCGACAGATTACAACAGTTAGTTTTAGTCCCAACGATTTTGTTAAGTCTTGCCGTTGCCCCTGATTCAAACTGTTAGGTTAAGTGCTAACCATTTTGTTAAGCCGCGACGATTAGGTAATTGACTAGGTAATTGATTAGATAATTAATTAGGTTAATGGGTTGCATGGGTTGACCATACCTGTATAATACACTGCATGGCAGGGCAATTCCGCTTGTAAGACCATCAATAAAAGGTAAACATTATGAACGCAACTAATAAAAACACTAAACCTGTTAAAGAACAGACTGCCCGTGAGGCTGCTGCTGCGGTAGATGCTAAGAAGGCAATACCTATGCCTAAGCTAATGACTACCAGCGGTAAGGGGTCAGGGGGGGATTATGCTTTTGACCTCGCTGCGGTACAGCGTACAAAGTTGTCACCTCAATTAGCCTATACCATATATGGCTACATTCACCTATTGAATGAGCGGGGCTTATCTGCTGGCGCTGAACTATCCGTTGAGGATCTTAATTCCGTCGTTATTAAGAAGCATTGGGTAGAGAATGGCGAGGACAGGTACTTATGGGTTGACCTAAGTACTGGCGACACTATCACCTATAAACAAGATGTTAGTGCCTGCCTTACCTGCTCAGGTAATCAGACTCGAATGAAAGCGATTAGGATTACCAAGTAACTACTAACCAACCTACTAAGGGGCGGCTAACCACCGCCCCTTTTTTTGTCTATTAGTTAACAGCTTTGCTAAGGGGTGCGCTTAATGGAAGCCGTTAGCGCGACCCCCCCATACCCCAACTGCTAGGCTAAGGGGCCGCCCCCGCCCACCCTCCCAGATCGGAAGA